AAACTTCTTAACAAAATTTAGAGATGAGTTTTTAAAAACAATACCTGAAAATTTAGCAATAGGATTAGACAAAAGAAATCTAATTAAAAATATTAAATCAATGTACCGACTAAAAGGTACACAAGCAGGACACGAATTATTTTTTAGAATATTATTTAATCAAATATCAGAAACATTTTATCCTAGATCACAAATGTTGCGTGTATCTGATGGACAATGGGATTCACAAAAAGTTTTAAGATCAATTGTAGTAATTGGCGATACAACAAATTTAGTTGGTAGAACAATTACAGGTTCATCAACAGGTGCAACTGCTGTAGTAGAAAGTGTTAAAAAATTTATTATAGCAAATAAAGAAGTTACTGAATTTGTACTTAACATAAACTCAATGACTGGTACATTTAATATTGGTGAAGAAATTACTGGTACTGCTAGTGATACAGATGACTTTTTCATAAAAGCAAATGTTACAGGTATACCTGGAAGAAAAACAATTACAAATGACGGTAACTTATATTCTACTGCTGATTTTTTAACAGTTACAGGTGGTGGTACAGGTGCTGATATTGCTATTAATGATATAGGACCAGGAGGTGTATCAGAAATTATTATTGACACACCAGGATCAGGTTATTCAGTAGGAGATAAATTAGTTTTTGATAATACAGGCACACAAGGTGTTAATGCAGAAGGATTTGTTTCTGTTGTTAATGGTGGTATCTCTGGTGAATCAGGAACAGGCGCTGAACATATTATTATGGAAGATGAAACTGGTAGAGGAGATCAATACTCTGGAAGTAAAATTGTTATGGAACCAGCGACTAATACAGACTTAAATGATATTACAGATATATTTTTAATTAATCAAGGTAGTGGTTATACATCTTTACCTAAAGTAACAATAACATCTAGTGGTACTAATGCAAATGTTTTAGCAAACGGTACTGAAATTGGAAGAGTTATAGGATTAAAAACAAATGAATTAGGAGAAGGATATCAAAACAGTCCATCACCAACAATTAAATTTAGAAACTGTTTATTATTAACTAATAAGTCAGGTAACTTTAATGCTAATGATACAATCACAGGTGGTACTTCAGGTGCAACTGGTACACTTGCTAGTTATGACGCAGATACAAATTTATTAAAAGTAAGAGACCTAACTACAAATTTTGTTTTAAATGAAACAATAACATCAACAAGTAGTGGAACAGCAACAATAACAAGATTAGATATTGCGTCTGCTACAATAGCAGTTGTTCCTGTTGCAGATACAGACGGTAAATTTTTAAATGAAGATGGTTATATATCCGAACAAACTATGAAAGTACAAGACAGTAAATACTACCAAGATTTTTCTTATGTACTAAAAGTTGGTCAATCAATTAATGATTGGAGAGACTCATTTAAAAAGACTATGCACACAGCAGGTTTTTATTTTACAGGACAAGTTGATTTAGTTAATAGATTAAGTTTAAAAGTTAGAGCACCTATTACTGGTGTTATATCAGGTGCTATAGACACTCCATTATTCAATGTATTAAATATATTATTTACAACTGTCTTTGGTAGAAGATTAGGAACAGTAGATGACGGTACAACTTTAAGACCTAATTCACATACTGAAGGATACATTGACGCCGGTGATGATTATAAAGAAACCTTTGGTACAAATCAAAGAGATATAACTTTAAAAAGAGAACCTATTGAAATTCGTTATTTAAGTAGAAAAAGAGCAGTTATAGATGGTGTACAAGTTAATCAAGGATACGCATATGCTGGACCTAAATTTGGTACATTAAACAAATACGCAAATACATTATTTGGTATAAATGCAGGTGGAAGTAAAATAACATTTAAAGAATTAAGTGGAGTAAAAATAAATGGTACAAGAACATCACTAGACGGAAGAGGTGCTATATTTTTAGCAACTTCAAATCCAGATGGTCAGTTATTAAAGACAAATTTTGCAATACCTACGCAATTTGCGGTTTCTCAGGATCTTTTTGATAATACAGTTACAAACTTTGCTCAAACTGTTTTATCTTTTGATGATACAACCCCATAAGAATGTTTATAAATAGTATAGACAATAGGAATAATTAAATGACAAAACAAACTATTAACCGAGGATCAGCTGCTAATGATGGAACAGGTGATAATTTAAGAGCAGGTGGAGCTAAAATAAATTCAAATTTTGACGAATTATATAATGTATTAGGTGATGGTACAACTCTACTTTCTGGTAATTATATAACAGATAGCTCTACTTCAGTTTTATCAAATAAAACAATTAACGGTACTACAAATACATTTGTAAGTATTCCAAGTAGTGCATTAGCAAGTATACCAAATGCAAAATTAACAAACTCAACTGTTTCTGTAACTGGTGATACTGGAACTCACGCAGTTGATTTAGGAGATACTTTAACTGTTGAAGGTGGTACAGGAATTACAACTACTGTTACAACAGATAAAGTTTCTATTGCTATTGACGGTGCAGTTTTAACAGAAACATCTACTGACACACTAGAGAATAAAACAATTTCAGGTTCTACAAATACTCTAACAAGTATTGCTAATTCCTCTTTAACAAATAATACTGTATCGTATGGTGGTATATCACTTGCCTTAGGTGGCACAGACGCTACTCCTGCTTTTGATTTAGCAGACGCAATAAATTATCCTACAAGTTCATTATCAGGAACAATTACAAATACTCAATTAGCAGGTTCTATTGCAAACGATAAACTTGTTAATAATAAAATTACAATAGGTGATGATACATCTACAAACTTTGATGTTCTTTTAGGACAAAGTTTTGAAATAGTTGGTGGTCCAGGACTTTCTACTGCTATTGACAATAATAGAATAACTTTAACTGTAGGAAATATTCCAAATGCTTCTTTAGACAATTCTTCAATTACAATTGGTGGTAGTACAGTTAATTTAGGTGGAACATTAGTTTCAGCATCAAATTTAAACCTAACTGGTACATCATCAATATCAGGAACAGGTACGGCAGATTTATCTGGTGCAGGTTCTAAAATGAGATTTGATTTTGCTGGTTATGGTGCTTTACCAACGGCTTCAACTTTTGTAGGAATGTATGCTTACGATAGTACAGGTAACATACCTTATTATTCTTCAGGTAGTGGTTGGGTTAGAATATTAGATGAAAACTCTTCCGTGTCAGATCATACAGATGTTAATGTTTCTGGTATTGCTGATGGTCACGTTTTAGCTTGGAGTTCAGCACAAGGAAGATTTAATGTAGGTGCTCCTGCAGGCGGTTCACTTGCAATTGACGATTTAACAGATGTAGCAGTATCTTCTCCTCAAAAAGGACATACTTTAGTTTACACTGGTTCAGGTTGGGTTATTGGACAAACTCCAGTATCTCAATTTGTAGTAACTGCTAACGGTTCAAGTGCATACAGATTTGGTGGTGCAGGATTCCCAGCAGGTACAAGTGGAGACAATCCAGATTTACATATAAAGAAAGGTCATACTTATTACTTTAGAAATACAAGTAGTGGTCACCCTTTTGAAATAAGATCAAGTGCTGGTGGAAGTGCATATAGCACAGGAGTAACTAATAACAATGCTTCAGGATCAACTGGTGTTGTTGAGTTTCACGTACCTATGGACGCCCCAGCAACATTGTATTATCAATGTTCATCACACGCAGCTATGTTAGGAACAATTAATATAACTTAATGAAAAGTAGTATAAATATAAGAAAGAATAAGGAATTATGCCAGCAATTATAACAAATAAATTTAGAATAAACAACGCTGAACAATTTTCAGAATCATTTTCTGAAGCAGCAAATGAAGTGTATTACCTAGGTATTGGAAGACCACAACCTTTTGGTACTGCAACAAGACCTGATGGAAGAACAGATTACGAAGGTACTGATACTTTACCAAATACACCTGCTGATTCAATAGGTAGAGAATTTTATACTTTTGATGATTTAGTTGCTGCTAAAAGAATACAAACCTCAGATGTATCTTTTGTAATACCAAGAAGAAACTGGACTGCTGGTATTGTTTACGATACTTATTCACACGACATTGGAGAATATACAACAGGATCAACAAGTGTAAGAAAAACATCAAATAGTGGTGCAACTACTTTATTTGATTCTACTTTTTATGTATTATCTTCAGCACGAAATGTTTA